GTGTTAGACAAGCCTTATAGTGGCAGTATGCGAAATTATTATAGCGGATACAGTGAATTATTATCGGTTAATGATATTAGTAAATTAAGTCCTGATGCGGCAAAATTATTAGATAAAATTAAATATGATAATTATTATGGTGACGTTAAACGTAGTTTATCTGCTGACATACATAATGATAAATCTAATGATCGCAATCGGGCTAATTTGGATAAATTTTTAGCGAAAGTATTATCACTTAATTTGCATAGCGTTAGTGATATTTTGAAACATATTCGTGAGAAGTTTAAGTTAGATTAACTTATCAATGTTTTGGATAATATCGGTATTAATGATTACATATTCTGTATATCCGCGTGGGTCGTTTCCGCTGATAATATCGTATCCGCTGCTTAGATATTGATTAATTGTATCACTTGATAATCTTGTAATATCGCCATCTTTTTTTATAATTTTTGCATTTGGATTTATGAATATTTTATACACTGATCCAGTAGGTGTTGCGTATTTTTTTGCTTGATTTATATCGTTTGGATGTGTTGTATAGAAGCCGCCGTATATTCTGCCTTTTTTATTTTGTTTTGCATTTGGATTGAATACTTGTATTTGATTTTGTGTTAGATTATTATTCGGGTCTCCGTGCAGCAAATATTGTAAATTATTATTTTCTGTGATGATTTGATTTATTTTCATTGTGTCATTATCCATGTATCGGGTATTTGTTTATATTTTGCAACCCACATATTGTGCATTTGTTTTGGTGTTAAACTATGAGATTTAGCAACAGTAGTCATCATGGTATCAATTAATTTATATAATTTATCACTATTGTTTTTATTTTTTTGTAATTTTGATTTGTTTGATAACAATGCTGCCTTAAGTTCTTCTACGGCTTGGGCATCTTTATTATGATCCATATTTTCAATTAATTGCCTGTAACGCATGTGTATAATCCTTTTAGCATATTTATTATGGTTATGGAATTTTTGCGATTAAATGTTATCAGAGATAATGCTGTTGACACTTGAATAGCGTTATGCTAATGTGTTATTGTATAGCCTTGTAATGATCTGTGAGGAGAGTGTAAATGTATAATATGTGGCAAGTTAAGGATCATAGTCGATATGCTTGTGAATTTTTCACTAAGAGAAAGTTTAATCATATTTGTCGTTCAGGAATTAAATCTCATTATATTGAAGTTTTTATTGGTGATGAAATTCAGTATTTGGTTCGAATCAGTAATCATGAAAATTTAACAGTATTGTGCGATAAGCGTATTCCTGATTTTAATGTTGTGGACCAGTATTGTTTTAATAACATGATAAAATATTTCAAGCGTGTTTATGGCTATGGTGATAATAATATAATTTATAGGAAAGATAGGCAACATGATAGTACCAGAGAAACGATCAACATTTAGTCATGCATGGCGTGGATTGTTTAATCTACCGCATGTTGGGCCAAATCCGGGTATATTTTGGGTTATATTTATTATATTTTTGACAGGATTAGCTGGTATTATTCGTGGTGGTATTATTGGTTTTATTGGTGCAATTATGCTTGGGTGTTTAATTTATATTCCAATGTTGATAATTGGTAGTATTGATCGCAGTAAAACAAGTGATCGCATAGAGCGTAGGCGTTATGAGCGATTTGAGCAGGCATTGTTTGAATGATGAGTAGTAAATTTATTATCAAAGAATATAGTATTGTTCTTTATCCTAAGACTAATAACTTTAATAGTATAAAAGCTGGATTGGAATACAGTAAATTTTTGTTAGAACGAGAACAATATATTATTGATCTGCGGAATGTATTGTGTGAATGCGGATTTGAGCATATATCAACTACGCTGAGTGATTTATATTATCGTGGCACCGATAGTGCGGTTGCACTATTTTGGTTAACTTATAGTAGTCCGTTATTAGATCACATGGAAATACAGTTTGAATCATTCTTGCGTAGCTATAATGTAAAATAAAAAAGGGGGAAATTAATCCCCCTTTCTTTTTATCCATAGATTGCTTGTTTCCAACGTTGGGCACCACGCCATTGTTCTTTTGGAATGGTGTCGATGATTTTATCAACGATTGGATCAAGTTCTTGTTTCATGTATTGGCGGCGGCATTCGCTGTTATTCATCATGGCAATACGATCAGGAGTCAGATTTGCCACATAATCTTTATCATTTTGTGTTTCACAACGCCACACAAATTTGTCGGTGCGATGAGCATAGTCGGTTTTGTTGACATAAAAATCTGCCCCAACAGGCATACAATGGTGCTGCGAATGTGGGCTAACAATAAATGCAACCATCCGCCACACATATGCAGCAGGACCATCAGCAGGCTTGCTAGCACGAAGTCGGATCACACCGCCACGTTTTGCGACGACTTTTGAAACAATGTCCATATCGTTGTCCGACAAGACTGTTTTCAAGATTTCAAGGTTGACAGCAGGCATTTCCATCGCACGATATTCCTTTGTGACGTGTGATCCTATATGTGGTTCATATCAGTGATTCGCTGGCAGGTCAAGTGGTCTGTGCCAGTTTGCCACATAATTTTTCAATATGACATTTCCGTATGTTTTGTCGTAATATGGTTGTCTATGAAATTCTGGTAAAAGTATATCACCTTCTTTGAAATCTTTTCCAAACCGATCACAATCATAATTTAATATAAAACTATGAACAATAGGTATTCGGAATAGTTTATTCAGTGTAATAATTTTTGTATATTTTTTGGATGATGTTCTGTCTATTTTTAATGATTTTTCAAACCGCTGTTTCATTCTTTCCAGATTGGCAGTAGGTAAGTGATCAACCGGAGTATTTTCAATATAATTATAAAAATCTTTTTTAATGTATTCTACATAATCTTTAATATAATATGATATATGTTTGTCGTTCATTATTATTCCCAAAATTGAATACTTGCAAAGAAGTCTGCTTCACTATATAGCTGATTCAATTCTTTGTCGCTGTGTCTTATTATACTTACGGTTACGCGGTTGTTTGTATCCGCCTGTATCCTGATAAACCCATAACGAGCAATAACAACACCGCCAATTACATCTTTTTTGGGATATTCTATATCAATATGAGCCATTTGTGGTTTTTTCAAATTAATGACTCGTAGTAACTTGTCAGCATCTTTTATTGGTTTTTTAGTATATGCTTTGCCTACGCCGCTGTTTACTATTCGTGAAACTGTATATCCTTTGTCAAACAATAGTTTGAAAAACGCTATTGTTTTTGTGTCAATTGTATATGGATTACTATAAAATTTATTTTTATATGCCATTGTGTTCTCCATTATTTTCAACATCATATAGTTCAATATTAAGTAAGAACTCTGCCTCGCAAAATAATTCTAATGCATCTGTTCGTGCATCGGCTGGAATCTGGTGTGGCGTATATGCAACACAATCGGGTTCAAATGAATAGATAAATTCAAATTTTCTATAATGAACTCCACAACAAAATTTAATTATACCAGATTTGAATTTATTAGTTGAACCAATAAATGTATTAAAATTATCTAGTGTTACTTTATGGTTTATTGTGGTAGACTTATATATTGTATTAATAATAACAGCATTTTTTACTGATTTATTCAAGAATAATTTAACCATCGCCCACATTTGTCGTTGTATTGGTTCAACTTGATTATTCATATTTAATATCCAATATCTGTAAGAAATTGTGCTTCTGTAAGTAATTCCGCACCTTTGTAAGGTTTAATAGTATTTTTAGAAATATCATATTCATAATATCCAACACGGGTTTTTTTATCAGGCTCAATTAAAAAAACAATTGAATGGGAATATGATTTGTAATTTTCACGAATATATTGATAGTCGGTTGTTTCTTCGATTTGCATACGATAATTTCTTCCTGATCTGAACTCAATAGCGTATTGTTTATCTACTGCGAGCCGCAATAGATTTTTCAATACTTTTTGTGTATTATTTTGTGCCATTTTCGAAAAATCCTATGTTTTTGAAAAATAAAACTTCTTTGTGTAATAATTCCATTTTATCTTTCAAGTATGGATATGCGGTATTTGTGACCGGATATACAGTAAAGTCAGTATGCGACACGCGATAATCGAATTGTATTGTTCCTATACAATCCACTTTATTATAATAAACGCCAAAGTTTCCCGCAACACAATCATTAATCATATTTTTCATTAATTTAATATTTTTGGTATATCGTTCTTTATTGGTAATGCTATTGACTACACTAACCCCATAGCGTTCACGTTTACACAATTCTGCATAGACATACAGCATTTTACGCACATCATTGAGTTGCATCAGCAAGCATCCCCATATTATCCAAGTTTTCTATTTCTTCAAAAACTAAAAGTAATTCTTGATTAAATTCAATGATTGTATAATTTCCATCAATATGTTCGCCATAATTAATTTCAGAACTTACATATTCTAGAATACCAATTTTATTAAATGGTATTCTTGGATTATAGATATTAATTGTGCAATATTCAATTGTATTCAAAATTTCAAATAAATCTTGATACGATATATCATACGAGAATAAAATTTGTTTATTATGGTTATTATTTTCTATTACTTCGATTATATATTTCTTTTGAATCAAAATATAAACATACTTTTCAAAATGTTGATTATTATTCGTTGGCATAATTCCACCCAGTATCTAAACCACTAAACCACCATCCTGTTTCGCCTTCTAATAGTTTTTTTGCAGCAATACTATCAGTTAAAATACTTTCGGTATAAATGAGCATATCCCGCTCGAATTGATCGGCGGGAATATAATATACCATTTTATCAGCAGTTATGAACCGCTTGTATAAATCTTTATCCATCATTTAATCCATTCCAACTTGTAACGATAGCAATATAGTCGGTTGCCTTGCATGATATTACATCACACAAGGCATTATGTCAACACATCAAATGATCAGACTGGATCACCTTTTGATTCATTTTGAATTTCTTCAATTTCTGTTGGAAGTTCAACACAGGTATAAAATACCTTTACCGAATCTTGTCCAGTAGATTGCAGAATGTCAACCAATAATTGACCGCCGTTATGACAATTTTTTTCCATTTCTGCAAGAGTATTGCCTTTTCCATTAGCCATAACACCAGACTGAATCACATCACCGGGAATATACTTTTCCCCTTCCCAGTCTGGTGGCGAATATGCAAGAGCAATAATTGTAATATAAACAAACCAGCCAGTTTCCATTTTTGTTTTCCTTTTGTTGTGTTAAGTTAATACAGAACTACATCTGTATTAACTATCTTGCCTTTATCAAAATATTGATGAACTGCTCGTAGCAATTCTCCCACGTCCATTTTCTTGATTTGTCATATATCACTTCTCGATCTAAGTAAAGACATTTGTTGACAGCCTCTGACAAATCTTCCGACATATAACCAGTAATTCCGTTTTCAATAATGTCTTTTGGTCCTGTTACTGGATATGCAGCAACAGGTGTTCCGCAAGCAAGTGCTTCTATATTGACTACGCCGAAAGTGTCAGCCTTTGATGGAAAAACAAATACAGTTGCTTTCCTGTAGTAATCACCAAGCTCTTTTCCAGTTTTCTTACCGACAAATAAAACATCTGGATATCTCTTTTTGAGTGTTTCAAGATACGGTCCATCACCCACAAGTACTTTTTTAGCATTAGGAATATAAATTGAGCAAAAATCATCAAGACCCTTTTCCTGACTTACTCTGCTTACGCATAGAAGCGTAATATTCTGATCAATATTTGTGCTGGTATTTGATGGATAGAAAATATCTCGGTCAACGCCACGAGTCCATGATCTGATGTCTTGTGTAAAACCCTTATCTTTTAATTCCTGAACCATGCTATCAGTAGTTGTAAGAATAACAGAAGACCCCTGATATAATTTTCGTATTAACTTCCATCCAAGATCAACAGGAATAAATGACCACTTAGCATTGATAAATTCGGGAAACTTTGTATGACACGATGTTGAAAACGGAATTCCTAATCTTATACAAGTTCTAATAAAAGATATTCCAAGTGTGCCTTCTGGTGTTGCAATATGTATATGATCCCACTTTTGTTTTTTGAGAAGTTTTCGTATATGAAACGGATTTGGTAAACCAATTTCAATTTCTGGATAGAACCAAAGCGAAAATCTTATCTTGCAACGGCGAGGATGATAGACATGAATTGTATCACCATTTTTCCTTGCTTGATAAACTAAGTTGGAAAGGGTAGTTACAACTCCGTTTACTTGTGGATGCCAAGCATCAGTAATCAGTAGTATCTTGCTCATATTTTTCCATTCTATATTCTAGTACTTCAAAGCTTCCATCTATATGTTCAAGTAGTGCTGTTCCAGATTCAACCCAATCTCCACAATTCATATATTCTATTCCATTGATGTCTTTTATAGCTGCGACATGAATATGACCACATATAATTCCATCGTATTTTTCTTCAATGCAGTATTCGGAAAGTTTAACTTCAAAGTTATTGATGAAGTTCAACGCTTCTTTGGTATTCTGTTTAAGCCACTTACTAAGGCTCCAATATTCCATACCTAACATATTACGAACTTTATTAAAGTGAATGTTAACCCAAATCATAAAGTTGTATGCAACATCTCCTATGTGCATCAACCATTTATTATCAAGCATCAGCGAATCGAAGAAGTCTCCGTGTATGATTAGATATCTTTTTTCGTTTATTGCTTTATAGTCAATTCGATCAAGAAGTTGTATGTTTCCTATTTCAATGTCAAATTGAAGAAATTTACGAAATGCTTCGTCGTGGTTGCCAAGTATATAATATACCTTCGTACCTCTTTTTGCAGCAGTCAATATACGTCTTATAACATTTGCATGACTTTGTGGGAAAAACCATCTTTTTCTTAGTTGCCATCCGTCTATAACGTCACCAACAAGGAAAAGATTTTCGCATGTATTTGTCTTTAAAAAGGAACAGAGGGAATCTGCTTGACACCCTCTGGACCCTAAGTGTATATCGGAAATGAAAATACTATTATAATGCAAGATATTACCTCTTGTTTTTACTCACTTGATATTTATATAGTTACACGACAGAATCCAATAGACAATGGAATCATAGACCAATATTAAGAAGAACGCAACACATTGCGTTTCGTGCATAGATAATTAATCCATGCACGATACAGGTCGCCATTTTTTCATTTTATCAACACGGTTCAAGTTCCTTACCATATTTTTCAGTCAATTCCGCACGACATTCAGCAGAAATTGATCGGGTCAATGTATGCATCCATTGTGAAAAACTGTATTGATTTCCTTTTGAATCTTTCCATCCATTCTTTTCAAATTCTTCTGCACGTTTGCGATAACGCCGCTCTCTTGCCAACCGCTGCGATTCTCGCACACTCAGCTTTGTTCCTTCTGGATTTCCCTTGCCAGACATAAACACATCAATATCGGTGACGCCACGCCGTGTATTGCACCGCTCACAGGCCATTGCAAGGTTTTCCATATCATCGCTACCGCCTTTTGAACGGGGAATAATATGTTCAACTGTTGCACTATTTGATTTGCCGCGAAGATGTGTAGCATCACAGCCACACCAACAACAATGCCAATTTTGTGCTTCTGCAAGTCGCGTCCGCACATAAATGCGAACAGACAATTCATATTTCAATTCACTATATTTTGGATTACGATACTTTTTCCAAAATGGATCATCCAATGCTGGCGGCATTTCGTGGATGATAAGAGGAAGATTGATTTGCATTTTACATGCTCCAATATGTTTCAGAAGCAGGCGACATATAGATGGGAGTATTGACAGGTTCTTGATAGTCAAGCCCACTCATCAGATTTTTGCGAGTAACTTTCTTTTCCACATTGGCATAGAAATTGGTCGCATCAGTGATGGAATAGTCATCCACATTGATAGCAATTTTTTTGCTATACCGTGTGAGTGCCGCCTTTGCTGCACCTTTGGTAGCATAGGTCTGGCTGTTACGTTCCAGCAAGATCGTGGTATCGGTGTTGTAAACTACAAAAGCCATTTTGCGTTCCTTCGTTTCCATACACATGCATAGCATGATTCGATATGACGTGTCAAACGAAAAAGGCGAGGTTTCCCCCGCCTTTTCTTCTTATTTCAACCACGAAAGATGCAATGCAGTCAGCATAGAACCAAGGGTAAAAATAACCCCATACAATACTGTTTGTGCATTTACACCGCCAAAGACATGCTGCCGATGATAAATCCAACAGATATGACGGCAGAATGAATAATAAATTTCTTTTTCATTTCCATTTTCCTTTTTGTTGTGGTTGATATAACGTTATTATTGGTAGACCCTTTCGGACTCGAACCGAAATATTCAATCTTATGAGGATTGTTCATTCACCAGTTATGATAAAGGTCCACTAATAATAACGGTATTAAGAGAATTGGTAGGGATGGTGGGATTCGAACCCACAATGTGATCATTAATCAGTGAGGCATTTTAAGTGCCTTGCGTTTCAACCAGTTTCGCCACATCCCCGCACGATTTGAGTCTTTTTTATGGTCATACTCAGGACCGTCTACTCTATACTTAATTACATTCTATCTAAGGTGCTTACTTACTACTATCGCGTTTCATCATGTCGTCACTATGGCACAGCATTTTGATTCGGTCAAGCTAGTTTTCAGGCATTGCAGGCTCACCCTGCTTAGATTAATCGCCACGTCATGATTAGCATTCCTCTGGTTTATTTTCTAAGGATTGACCGATTGACGACTTCGGTATGTTTTCGTCTTTCTATGTGTTGCTATACTAATAATAAAATTAGCGTTTTACGGTTGATCGCGAGATTTATACATGAACTTCATGGTAGTCTCCATAGCGTTGCGGTTGACTGATAGAAAACACTGTTATTTTGTTCGGGTGAGCCACGTCCCTACACTATAGGCTCTATTATGAGACAAATTATTAAAGATTACACTAGGGCGAGTCTCGAATTTTAATCATATTTAGTACACCTTGTTTTGCTTTCCGTAAGACAGTTTTAGTCGATTCGGCGGATAGTGTCAACAAGTATTTTCGTTATCGTGTCAGCCCCACAGATAAATCCCAGATGCAACCCAGACCACAATAAGAAAAAGCATACGCCCATTCATATATGCAGTACCGCGAGGATAACCAGATACACGATAAAGATCAGACATTCTTTTATTGTGTTTCCTATTGACAATTGCATCAGCAATCAACAGCAGAAAAACAATAGAAGTAATAGTAAACCCAGAATACGCTACAACAGTTGAAAACATTTTATTTCCTTTCAGATGTTAGAATCGCATGACTACATACAATATATCATGACAGCGAGTGTGCCGCAACAGATTTTTTAGCATTGTCTTACAAAAAGAATATAAAAAAAGGGGGCATAAGCCCCCTTGTGTTCTTGTGATTGTTAACTTATTCGGTAACAAGTTCCCGATTTTCGATTTGTTCAGCTTCGGCTTGTTCAGCTTCGATTTGCTCCGCTTCCGCTTCTGCAATTTCTTCGGATTCGGTCGGTTCACCGATCATCTTGCGACCCGCATCAGTCAGCATATAGCCTTTGGCTGGCCGTCCACGAGTTTCTGCCTTGATATCAAAGGTTTTCAGATAACCAAGTTGAACAAGTTGGTTCATCAACGGGCGAGAAGGAATTTCTTCCTTGTCATCAATAAAGATTGCAGTCAAAGCACGCACGATGTTCTTTTTTTCTGCAAAGAGTGCTTTTGGACCCCGCTTTGTGCCAGTTGCGGCAACTTTTGCATTCTTTTCGATTTCGGCAATCACATTTTCGGTGACAGCATCAACCACGGATTCATCAACAGTGTTCATGTCTATTTCCTCTATATGGGGCATCATCGCCCTTCGGTAACACTCTTTTAGCTCTCGAATCACCCCATGTCAATATGTATTTTCATTGTTAATGCAGATAGTGATACATAATGCAGAACCTAGTTTCGTCGGTATTGTATGAATAACCAACAAAATATAATAAATCTAGTCTAAAAAACGCAAAAAAAATATAAATAAAGTAAAGCGAATTCCAAAGGAGAGACAGATGGCTATTCAAAACTTAATTAATATGAGTGTTCCCACTGATGCAAGAACAGGTGCTTTATTAATGCCTAAATTACAAAATCGTTTTAGAGTTTCATTTGACTTTGATTCGGGTAGATATATTACTGGAAACGCAGTTAGCGTTACTAGACCAACATTAGCATTTGATCCCATCACACTAGAAGTTTATAATTCAAGAGTATATATTCCCGGTAAACATACATGGAATACAGTTGATGTTGTTATACGCGATACAGTATCAAATAATACAATTAAACAAATTGAAGGTCAATTAACTCGTCAAATTGACATGGCTACACAAAGCGTTCAACGTTCTGCATCTGCATTCAAATTTCAAACAACAATTGAAACATTAGATGGTTCTAATCCAATCGGCGGAAGTATTCCTACTACTAGTATTTTAGACACTTGGTCATTACTTGGATGTTATATTGAAAATGTTGCATACGGCAATAATGATTATGCATCGTCTGATCCAATTACAATTACGATAACTCTAAAATATGATAATGCAATTCATGCTCATGCTGGCGTTCCTGATGGTCTTTCTGCGACTAACTTTACCCCAGATTTTGGAATTTTATCAACTGGTCAGGGTAATATACCGCAAGCTGGTAGAGCTGGTTTCTAATATATTAGAAACTATTTAAATATGGGAATTAGCCTTTCAGAAATTTATGGAAATCTAGGAATTACGACAACTGATCCAGTTATGTCGAAAATTCCTAGATTTAAATTCAACTTTTTACTTGAAATACAATTAGGCAATAATTCAAGTGGCGTTATTAAATTTGAACGTGTTCGCACAGCAACCTTACCTGAAGTTTCATTTGATACTAAAATTATGAATCAATATAATGTAAAGCGAGTAGTGCAATCAAAAATGAATTATGGAACATGCACCGTTGCATTTTATGATACATATGATAATGATTTTTTAACAAAAATAGCAATTCCTTATTCTAAAAATTATTACAATAATGGCGACGGACTTAATAAAATTAGTGATACATTCGCGACTACTGATTCTATAACATCTAATGACAATGCAATTATTGGAAATTTCGGATTAACTACCACCACACCAGCAAATAGATATTTTATTCCTGAAATTAGAATTAAAAAAGTAGGTCCAGATGCTAATATTTTTGATCATATCATGAAAAATTGTATGATAACCAGTATAGCAGGAGATACAATGGATTATGGTGATAGTCAGCCTGTGCAATTTACCGTAACCTTTCAACCGGAAAGAATGGAATTAACTAGTAATCCAAATTCAACAACTAGATAATAGCATGGCTCGATTCCATCAAGGCCAATACGAAATAAAAAATCCAAGCAAATATTTGGGAAAAAAAATACCATATGCAAGATCATCTTGGGAATTCAAAATGATGGATTTTTTTGATAATAATCCGAGTATTATTGGTTGGGCAAGTGAATCACATCGTATCCCGTATGTTCATCCATTTACTAAAAAGATAACTACATATGTTCCTGACTTCTTTGTAGTATATAAAAATGCACAAGGAATTACCGTAGCTGAAATGCTAGAAGTAAAACCAAGTTCACAAATTTTAGAAAATGCAAAAAAGAAAAGTGATGTTATTGCTGGAGTCATTAATCAAGAAAAATGGAAAATGGCAAAACAATGGTGTGATCAGCAAGGAATTGGATTTAGAGTTGTTACGGAACATGAAATTTACAGAAAGTCTGGAAAGAACAAATGACAAAAAAATTAGAAGATTTCTTTAATTTAAGTAACGAAGAAGATGATATACATATATCAGATACGTTAGATATTGAAGTAGTGAATGAAAAAGAAAAAGAATTAATAACATACGATTTCACAGAATTATCTGGTGTATTGAGCGAAGTAGATAAAATTGATCAAGCATTGGGTCCAGTAAAAGGATTAGAAATATTAGATAGTGAAATGGATGCATTATCTAAACGAGCTATGGAAGTATTTGAATTATTGATTGATATAGGTCAAAATGTCGAAGATAAAAATATTGCTCCTGTATTTGACGCTGCATCAAAAATGTTAAGTGGTGCAATTTCTGCAAGCCAAAGCAAGATGGATAGAAAATTAAAAGCAATTCAATTGCAGTTACAGAAAGCAAAATTAGATCAAGATCAAGAAAAATTTGAATGGAAAGTAAAAGAACGTAAGAATAATGGCGATGATGCAGTTCCGATTGATGGCACATCAGAAAGAATTTCAATATCTCGTTCTGACCTAATTCGTGAAATTCTTGATAAAAAACAATAAATAAAAGAAAAGAGGATTTTACGCCATGAAAAGACTACAACAATATCTTATGGAATCGCAAAAAACATACGAATTTCGTATGAAAACTATTGTAGAACTTACAGATGATCAACTAGATAAACTTGAAAATCATTTAAGAAAGTATGAAGCGTATGACATAGAAACACCTAAAAGAACTATTATGCAAAGTGCCCCACTAGATTTTTATAATAGTGGTGCATGTGAAGTTTATATTATTGATTTCAAAACAAAACTACCAGTCAGTCCACAAATTTTACTTAATGAAATAGTTTCAAAATTGGGAATTGGCGAGGGAAATGTTCGCATTCGTAATAGAGCAGAACCACTTGATGAAATAGATACAAAATATCTTGAAGATAATGGAAAAGATACTAGTAAAGAAAAAAAGAAAAAAGCCCTATTGACTGATCCAGACTATAAAGAAGTTAAAAATCCAAAAGCCGATGA